GTCATGAGTCTCATAGCAGGGTAATCTCACTATTCACCTATAAGAAATCGATCAGATGGTGCGGACTTACAGGGGGTCAACCCAGACCGCTCGTAACTAGCCATCATCACTTCGACTCCTAGGCTTGAATAGGACCCACTCCACAATCTCAGAGGTATCCAGTCAGAATCCGGCTGCGCCTTCATTTCTATGACCTGAATCTCTAATATGCTTCACAGTGGGGCTTCACCCTACCTTAGATACTCATAACCCTTACTCCAATTTAGGCTCCGGTACGACAAATCGATCAGGTACAAGGTCCGAAAACCTTATACTCTTATCGAGAATCGTATCGACATACTCCTTCCCATCCCTTTCCATTAACCGAGTCTCAGAATCGAGGTAGCCCAGATCTTTGGCTTCCTGTCGCAGCTGTTCTGCGGTGCGAGTAAGTTCTCTACATCCGAAGGATCTTTTGATCCTGGAGTTGTGGTCTACAGCCTCTTGCTTCTGCAGATCACTCACGATCACAGAGTCTACGTCTATAAAGCCGGTTAACAGGCTAGATTCGTAGAACTTCTCTTCTTGAGCGTGATGGCGCAGGGTGTCATAATCCCAATCACCATTCTCACGTACCTTGATCTTGGTAATCTCGAGACTCTCAGATAGGTCCCGGATCTCACCCGATATAGCGGCCATAAAGGAAGGAGAAGCAAATTTCGGAGATTGTCGAGTAACCCACTTCTGGGCTAACTTCGGTTCTCTTCCGAAAACTTCTACTTCCACTAGTTCCGCTAGGGTAAATCTGTGATCGTCGGGAGGAATAAACCCTAACCCCCCGAAGCACTGCGCAACATAAAGAGGGGTATCCTTATCCCTTCTCTCATGCACATGCCTGAAATGATGTAGTGCTCGCATTTGTGTTGTCCTGAAACTGTCCAAAAGGGTCTGATCTCGTAAAGATGGTTTCTCACTTCTAATTAAGTCTCCAGCTCCTTGTTTTAAAAGGGCTTCTTGGCGAGACTCGAGAGTTTTACGCCATTTGGCGTAGTCCTCATCCTCACTAAACTGGCTTATTAAACGGCCAGTGTGAGCCTTGAGGCACTCTTTGATCTGATTTTCTAGAAGCGGGACCTTACTCAAGTGTACTCTCATGTTTGTTAACATCTTTCCCTTAATGTCAAACCACTCAGTCACTGGAATTCCCGATGTTTTGAGGAAATCCGCCAGGAAGGACTTATTGTACTTGTGGAAATTTGCAACTCCAAACTGACTCTTAGAACCAGCAGATGATCGGCTGGTCCCCGCTAGGAGCCGGCTGTTTATAGCCGGGACCTGATGGAACAGAGTCTGAGGCCCCGTCATTTGACGGAACTTCTTAGATTTGTAGTTAGTAGATTTCCAGAGGTACATCTCACTGTTGATAATAGCCACATCTCTAGAGGTGTAGTTTTTACCAAGTGAGAACTTAAGTCCACACTGACGAGTTATCTCTTTCCATATGTCGTAATGCTCTTGATCGAGAGCCCAAAATAGAATATCATCTCCATTCACCACCATAGGGTAGTCCTCATACTTTTCAGGATGAGGCGCTTCCTTAAGATGAAGAAGGCGGAGACGATACGATAGTCGGGTTGCGGCGAGATTAATAAGACATAGGACCGGGAAAGAGACAGGACTACCCATGAGTTGTCCCCAAATCTGGGGCTTCATGGGACCATCCTTCTCATATTGCAGTAAGTGGGTGGTTAGACATTTAAGAAGTACATCTTGATCTTCCAGTGGGATTCTCAACCTCTGTGATATACCTTGTTGACAGAATCTCGATAACTCCGGGTGCAGAAGATCAGTCGCAGACTCATAATCTCCTGAAACGATAAACCCTTGTCCCTTCTGCCTTTCCCACCCAAATAACGGGGAATTCCCCATGATTTGAGAGAGATAAGCAGAGGAGGCAGGTTGACCGATCAGACGACATGAGGGGTGCCTTCGCACTCGACTATGAATGATCTTCTGCCAGCGTCTAGCGAGGTGGTACATATCGGCATCTCCTTTCGTGATTGTCCTGACTTTAAAGGCCTCAAGGAGAGGTACGACAAAAGCGTCACAATGTTCACGATAAGCTCTCTGACGTGAAGCCTTTTCGGCCTCACGGTAGAGATCTGGATCATGAGTACTGTAGACGGGATAATGTCGGGTCTCTCTACCGGGATACTTAGCGAAGGCTACGAGATAGCCAGGCTGAGGTTCCGGGAGGTCACCTTTAATGTCATGAAAATCTCGAAGAATCTCTCCACAGGCCCCGCCCATGTGGCGTCCGCTTTTATAGCTGGCACCAAATGAGGGGAGTCGGGAAGGAGCAGGCCGTTCGAGGTAAGAATCTCGTCCAATTGTGTGATACGTATATGGTAGTTGTACCACTGCCCCGAGTTCCTTATCGTACTTGGGATAGTAGTCAACATGTTCGATCAGATCTTCATCTTCTGGTACAGGGCCAAGAATCTCATCTAGTAACACGGACAACTCCTTTTGCATGCTCTTCCATGTTTCCTCCGTAAGGGGGTCTTCATGGGGCTGCGTAAGGATCTTCTCGTGTTTCTCTAGATTCCTCTTAATAAAGGCCTCGTCTACAGGGAGGGATGCGTTTTTAGTCATGTAGAGGTCTTTCCCGAAGCGGGCAAGACCTTCACGCAAGCTGAAACGCTCCTTCCCATCTCGTCGCAGTTGGGATATGCATTGTGCGAACTTGGTAGCTCCGGGGAAAACATACTTCGTAACGAAGGGTTTTCCTTCGAACTGAGTAGGTGTTGGAGGGAGTTCTTTCTGGTAAAGGTTCTTCGCCCAGAAATAGGCGGTAGACCACTTACAGTAGTTCTCCATCTCACCAAGCTCAGCAAGAGCCCAGAGAAAACCAAGGAATGTACTTTGCACGTCCTTACTGAGAATCTCAGGTAGAACGAAAGACAAGATCTGACCGAACTTCACACCGTAGGATCCCTGGATACAAAGGTTATCAACTAGTTGGATGGTATTAGAATACCAGTCAACCAGATGAGAAGCTTTTTCAAGGTTCTTATACGAGATGAGGGTCGGAGGGGGAGCCAAGGTCGCACGACCGAAACTCCTAAGAGTCTCACCATACACCCAAACAACTTTTCCCGCAGCTTTGTTAAAGCTAGGGAGTCCGTTCGCAAGGCGACCAACTAATCGCAGTGCTTTACGGACATGTTTGGGCACGGGGGCGTCGTGACCGCTAGGTTGCGGCAAACCCGGAAAACCACGAATGTCTTCGGAGGTGAAAACTTTCGAGGAGGAGAATCCTTCCATCTTTCTATATAGAGCTGTCTGTTGATTGAGGCTGAAAAGCTGAGATTAAACAGATGTCTTTGTATGAGC